TAGTAATATTAGATTGAAGGAATACACCTTCAATAAAATAATTCTTTTTACCGCCAACTTTTTCCTCTACAATAATAGAGGTTTGTTCGAAAACTTCTGTAATTAGTTTCATGGTTATACCTTATCTGGGCTACCCGACATAGTAGTCGAAGCACCAACTCTAGTTTCGTCGTCGTAAGCACCATAAGTAGCGTACTCAACTTTAGTATCCCAACCAGCGACTTTGCGTAATACTAGATAACCAGTTACTGGTTTAGCAACATCGTTTACAATAACGATATCTGCAGTATTATTGATATTATCTGACCAACCATTTTGTGTATAGTCTGCCATTGGCGCATTTTCTGGAGCGCAGGAAAATACATTTTTACCAGAACGAGTGATGCGAGTTCCAGCACCCAACTCACCGAAAACAAAAATTTTAGTAATGTTTACTGTTGGAGTATCAGAGTTACGAGCCTGAGTTGAAGCAGTTAAGTTAGCGATTGTAATTGTACCAGACTCAGCAGCCACTGTATCAAAGTGAATTACTGTTTCTTGGTTAGTGTTTTTTACTGTAGTAAATAAGACAGCCATCTTTTATTCCTCGAGTTCTTTTATAATTCTCATGAAATTAATTTTAGACTCACGCATGTAGTCAACAATTTCATTTTTATTCTTCAGTAAACTATTTAGGTATTCTTGCGTAGATTCATCTATTGCAACCATAGAACCATCTGCAAGGTTATACTGTAATTTACCCTTAAACTCTGCCGTTCTTGATTCTTTAATGGCAGTTACAACTGGGTCCACTGTAAATATATTGGAAGAAGCAAGTTCGATATATGATTCAATAAGTGTATCAGTAATCTTTTCAATATTATGATATTCTCTTATATAATTTGCGACTTTTTCTTTTGGTATAGTAGTGTCAATATGTTCTAACAGTTCTGTATTTTCAATAACTTGTTTAGCGTATTGTCTTGCTTCTTCCAATGTACTTACATTTGATTCGATATGAATCCCATTAATATAAATGTTTAGATCTTCCGTAATGGAAACATCGTGACCATAAACTAGGAAGGATGCTGCAAGTCCAGATTGCTCTAGAACTTGCTTACGGAAAGATCCAAAATACTTTGCCATATTACTCTTCTGTGTCAGTTTCTTCAGATTCTTCGGTTTCTACTTCTGGAGTTCTGAACATGTTTTGTGACATGTCAGTACGCATAGTATCTAATTTTTCTGCTACTTTATCTACCATAACAGAATTAAACGCAGTTTCAATACCAACCGCATCGCCAGTTTCAATCGCATCAATTAAATCACGAGTACTCATTTTTTAGCTCCTTGTTGTTGCTGGTCTTCACCATATCCAGCATTATCTAATTCTTGCTGAGTGGCAACTTGTTGCACACCTTGCATCATACCTTGTTGTTGAGCAGAACTCAACTGATAATCTCCCTCTTTCTTAATCTGAGTTTCAAGAGTTTCAATTTGTTCTTCAGACATACGAAGAACATTTTTCTTGACCCAGTCAACAGAGTAGAACTTACCAATATATGGTTCAATTTGTTGAAGCATTTGAATTCTATTTTGTAGTAACTCAGCTTCTTTCAACTCATTAAACGCATTATCTTTCATAAAGTCGTAGCGGATATTGCTCTTTATAGAGTCCCACTCGTCTTCACGAATAATACCTTTGGCAATCAACTGAATCTTCAAAGCATCATTAAACAAACCAGAAAACTTTTTACGGAGTCTGGCAATATACTTTGTAAATTTCAATTCATCACGACTAATTTCAGAAGCACGACCAAGCTGGAAACCATCGCCAGACTTCAATCGACTTGTCGGCACATTCAATGCCTGATATAACTTCTCTTGGAAATATTGGATATCTTGGATTTCGCCAAGATTTTGACCACCTGGAAGTGTAGTAATTTCTGTTCCCTTACCACCTTCACGACGAGGCATCCAAAAATCTTCGAGCATCGACATAAATTTACGATCGTCACGGACTTCGCCAGTGTTAGCATCGTAAACAACTTTATTGCGATAACGATTCATTAAATCATTAACATATTGTTCTGCTTTAATTTTTGGCAGATTACCCACATCAACATAAAAAATTCTGCGTTCAGGAGCACGGGAGATACGATAGATAACAACAGCATCTTCGATCATCTTAAGTTGATTAACAGGTTTAATTGCCTTATGCAAATAAGACAACATCATACCAGTATTCAAATCAACCATTCCTGAACCACAGTATAACACAGAGTCAAGACTTAATCTAACACCCTGAGTTGTTTGTTCTGTAATTCCTTTATCATTGTAGATATAGTATTCTTCAATACCAACTACAACTTCAACACCTTTTTTATCTTTATCTTTTTTAACATTCTTAATACGACGAATCTTGCGTGGGTCGATTGGTCTTAACTCAACGATACCCTCACGAGGTTTCTTTTCATCAATAAGAATGTGGTAGTTTAATCTACCATCAATATACCACTGGCGAAAAAGATCATGTCCCTTTTCGCTAAATCTTAACAGAGTTAAAACATTTTCAAATTCTTCACGAATTTTCTTTTTAATACCATCAGATACTTTAATATCATCAGCAACGATTTTAACTGCTTCTACATCTTCTTCAACAACAATTGCTTCATTGACAATATCATCAATCGCAGTATCGCAATCTGGATATTGAGCAACTTCACGATAACGACGGATTAGGTCGTTTTCGTTTTTTACATTGCCTTCCATGTCAACAACTAGGGAATAATATGCCCCAGCATTGACGGAAGATGTTACTGTAGAGCCATCATCGGCAGAAGGCATTACCACTGATGGTAAGTCCTTCTCCTTTTTACGCTTAATCTCGAAACCGAATAATTCAGCCATTATAAATCCTCAATAATAAAAAACTCTAACCCTTACGGATTAGAGTGGGAATGTACCTACTGGGGTATTAACTGCAACATTAACTCCGAAAGCAGAGCCAGAAGTTGAAGTATCAGAAGTCCAGTAGTTGTATTGGAAAGTCACATCAAAAGTTTCAATTTGGTTAGTTGTTTCATAATCCAAACCAATTGCGCCAACAGCGATTGGATATGCGTCATGAAATTTATATGCTTTAACAGCTGCGCCATTACGGTCCAACTGATTAACACTCATGTCAACTTGGTAATCTCTTGGGTTAGTACGACCTTCGGTAGTGGCATTTGCCTGAATACCATTTGACCAAATTTCAAAAGCATTTCTGATATTGAAAGATGTATCATTGTAAATAGTAACAGTCCACTGTTCGAAAGTACGCTCACCAGCTAAGTTAATCTGACGACCACGATACTGCATCGCAATGTTTTCAATTGTCGATGTTGGTAAAGTAGTTGCTTTACATAGGAATTGTCCCTGTAAACCAGCGATAGCACCTAGAGTTACATAACCTGGAAATTGTAAGTCCACACGGAACTGATTAGGACGAGCTCCGCCACCAATTAATTGCGCTTTAAAGTCAGCAATATTTGCAATTTTGGGTTCCTCTTTCTTTAAATGTTAGTAATATCTATTTATATAATTATCCACCGATCTCTGTGAAGTTCGCAGAAGAGCGAGCAGCAACAAAGTTCAGAGTAATAAAGTTAATAGAGCGAGCTGGTTTAATAAAGATATCAGCCACGAATTGGTTGCTATCGATAACTTCACCAGTATTATTGGTATCGTCACACTTCACACGGAAGTCAGTAATACCACGACGACCTTGAACATCACGGAGGAATGGCTCAACTAAGTTTACAAATTGAGCACGAGTAAATGAATCATTAAACTCGAACAATTGGAACTTAGCAGCAGTTGCGATTGCTTTCTCAAGAACGATAAACAGGCGACGAACATTGATACGATCAAATGCGCTTGGTTTAGTTTGTAGAGTCTTATCTCCGTAGAGGATAATACCTTGTCCTGGGAATGATACAACTGGATTTACGCCAGCCTTATAAAGAGTATCGCGATCAGTCTTGTCTGGATTATGAGCCAAACGAACAACATTTTTAATTTGTCCACGATTGTAACCACCTGGAGAGAACCATGGATCGTTAGAGTAATCAGTACGAGCACATAGACCAGCGATGTCAGCATTCAATGGAACATAGCGATACTTATCATTGTAACGATCATACTGGTATTTGAAACCAGAATCCATTACAGCGTAAGAGTGAATAGTGTTCATTGTGTTACGATAAGTAACGATTGCATCTGTTTGATCAGAAGTGTTACCGACGATTGGTGAACCATCAACAACGCTTTGTGGAGAAACAAAAGCAACGCAGTCAGCACGAGTCTGAGCCAAGTCAGCGATAAACGCAGCAGTAGAAGCATCAGCTTTACCAGCGATAATTAAACTTACGTCATAGAGTTCTGCATTAGCGAACAATGAATATGCAGTTTGTTGTTGACCATCAGTATAAGTGAAATCATCAACACCACCAGATAGTGTATATCCAGTAGCTGCATCAGAAGTTGCATCAGTGTAAGAAATAGAACCAGTTGCATAAGCACCCCAGTTTGTAGCTGGAGAAACAACTTGCGGTAAATCTAACCACCAGATATACTGAGAGTTGCTATTGATTACATTTTTGTAGTAGTTATTAGTTCCGTCTGATTTCTTAGCATCACCTGCTTTAGAAGCAAAGGCAAATTTCTCAAGAACAGTTCCTGGGTTACCAGTCCAAACACCAGTAGAATCGATAACGATAATATGGAGTTCGTCATTAATTGAACCAACACTGGCAGCATAAGAAGAAGTACCTGGAGCAGAATCAAATTGAGACATATAATCCCAAGTTGCGAAAGTAGCATTATCAGCGTAAGAAACTTCGATACCATTACCTAAAGCACCTGGATACTTTGCAGCAAACTCACCAAACACACCTTGACCAGTTGAGAAATTCTCAAGATAGTCTTCAGAGTTTTTAATCTTAACACCAGAAGTAGTGATAGTTGGTGTATTAACTGTTGCTGTAGTTCCTGATGGTGGAGGAGCAATAGTAACTGTTGGAGCATTTGCGTAACCAGAGCCAGCATTACCAAGAGCAATACCAGTGATAGTAGAAGCAGAAATAGTAATCGCACCAGCTGCGCCACTAGTACCACCAGAAACTGGAGTAATAGTAACTGTTGGAGCTGACTTATATCCTGAACCAGCAGTATCAATCACGAATGACTGAATATTACCACCAGAAACAGTGGCATGGGCAGTGGCAGTAACACCTGAACCACCTGGAGCAGAAATAGTAATTGTCGGTGCAACAGAGTAACCAACACCAGCGTTACCAACAGCGATAGCAGTAATTGAACCACCAGATAATGTTACAGTTGCAGTTGCTTGAATCCCGCCGAGCTCATCTGGAGCGGAAATTGTTACAGCAGGAGCTGCAGCAGTTGAAGTATAACCTGCGCCAGCATTAGCAATAGATAGCGCATTAATGCTACCTGATTTAATGTGGACAGCGTTTTTAAGATTTGTTCCATCAGCACGAACTGTCAACAAGTTGTTTGTGTAAGACAAAAAGTTTGCAGCTGAAAAGAATGAGGTAAAGTTGAGGTCGTTTGGTTTTCCAAAACGCTGAACCAAAATATTCTCAGATGAGATAGTGATTGGTTGCAGAACTGGACCCCAAGCAAAAGAACCTGCAAAGGCACCAACAGAAGAACTAACTGCTGGAACGATTGACGAAAAGTCTTTTTCTACGACTGCAACACCTGGAGATAACATAAAAGGCATATCTTTTACTCCTTAGATTGTGATATAATTTTCTTTTAATAACTGAAACCATTTATCACTATTTGGTTTAGCAAACTTCGTTTTTCCAGTTATCGGGTGAATAAATTTTTTAGAACCAATTAAAGCCAACTTAGCAGCTTCTAGTCCTTTTTTACAAAAATCGTTCAACTGTTTTCTTTCCAATTCAGTCATCTCTCGACTTTTCTTGCTTTCAACAGCTTTAACACTTCCTTGTTTTTGTTTGTTTGTTCGACTCTCGCCTTGTAATGATAACTTAGTTTCCTTCTGATTACCTTTACAAGACCTAGCGTAACATCTTTGTTTATATGCTTTTTCAGAAACACTATATCCAGATCTAAGAACACCCTTACTCTTTTCAGATCCAAGTTTTCCTATAACACTAAACCAATCAGTTCCTTTTGGAACCTGTCCCTCTAACAATAAAGCAATTTGCTCTTGCCCCATATCTCTATGGAGCTGGGCATGTTCCTCTGCTGCACATATAAACAAATTTTTAGGATCATTATTATGACTATTTCCATCTATATGATGAACATGCATTCCAGAAACAGATCTATTATAATAAGTTTCTGCAATGGTTCTATAATCAACTGTAGTTCTTTTGTATCCCATATTATATATTTAGTTTTTTAGAAGTTTAGAAGAGGTCTCTCTTCAGAACCTTGTCCGTCTGCTATAAACCCAAATGGTGTTAATTCATTTTCAATCGCTTTTATTCGAGACCTATAAATTAGATCTCTTAGATTGATATCATTTAAATCTTTAAAATATGGCTGGGTAGTTAGCCAACCAAATAAAACCAAAGTCATTACTAGATCGTCACAGTACCCATCATCTGCTGCATAAGAACCCTTTGATTCGATGAAAGTTGTAATCTCTGAAATCGTATCGGCATCTGGAATCAATAACTTTTGTTCCTCAACCATAGTCTTCAGGTTCATACAACCAATTCGTTTTACCTTTCTATCAGTGACAACACCCAACTGGGCACGACCACCACCGAAACCACCAGAAACTGCTTGTCCTTGGGTGTTTCTATTCACGAACAAAAGGTTATCATATTCTAATTCGTTGTGCAAAATGTTAGCAACCTGCTCACTTATATTTATCTCTACTAAAATGTAGGCATTATTGTATTCTTTTGCCACCTTATAGATAAAGTTTGGATATAGTAAAGCTGAGACATCATTCTTTCTAAACTTGGCCACCTGTTTGTAGGGTGCCGAGGTAATATCAATAACAGAGAAAGCTGAATAGTCGCCTTCAACACCTGCCGAGACATCGGCAATCAACACATAAGTGTGTGGTGGTTTCATTATTGGTTTACCGAAATTATCAAAGTTCCCAGTTTCCATTTCGTAGACTGGTTCTTCAAATACATCCAGTCCATCTTTAGAGAACATAGGATAAGTCGGCGACATAGCACCAATAACATCAGCATTGATCAATGTCATTGCCGAGCCAAGGAACTTACATAGTACCTCTTGGTTAAACTTTAAGTCTCCAAGAATACCCTTTTGTTCATCAGCCCATTCTTTAGTTCTTCCTGGAATTTCCCAATAAGGAATAAAACAATTTACGAAACCATTACGACCATGTTCGGCATCGTTCCAAAATTTCCAGAAATGATTATACCCAAGTGGGGTACTGGATAACAAGATCTTTGTCGTTTCGCCAGCTGAAATTGTAGGATAAACAGAAGTAAAAAATTGCTCAGCAACAGTGTTAGGAATGATCGCTGCTTCATCGACATATAAAAGATTAACAGATTTACCACGAATACCAGAAGCAGAAGTAGCAGCAGTGAAAACTTTAGATCCATTTTCTAACTCAATATCTCCTTTATTCCAACCACGGATACCTTGTTGCATCCAAATAGGAAGTCCTTCATACATTGTTTGATAACGAGTTAAAACTTCACGAGCAGCAGTTGCTTTATTGGCAAGGATCGCAACTGTCTTGGCTTCTTGAAATAATGTATACCAAAGAATATAAGCAGCGGAGGTAGTTGTTTTACCTTGCTGACGACCTTCCATCAAAATAACTTTTCTGTTAGTATGTATAATATCTAACTTTTTCTTTTGGCAGTCATACAGTTTGAACAACTGAAGACCGTGGTCAAGCGTAACAATCTGACAGTAATTTTCAATGAAGTAAATATAATCAGTTTTACACTTAATAATCTCCTGCACCTGCTCTGGAGTATAGTTGACCTGTACTCCAATAGACTTTAGGTTGGGATTTGCATTATAAAAATCAGCCATTATTTAAAAAGTATCATTCCAAGATTCGGTTATAGATTTAGTTGTAAAGTCGCCTGTTGCTGTATATTTTCTATTTGGTTGACTATCATTAATAAAGACTGTAGTAATTGGACCAGTATTGGTAACTGGACCATAGAAATTATACTTCAATGTAAAGTTAATTGTATATGTAACGAATCTTCTATCTTGAAAAGTTCCATCATAATTATCTTCAATATTTACGCTGTTTAAAATAATAGGAATATCCATCATTACATCCAACTCTGGGACAGCATTTATAGTCAAAGTAAACTCAGGCGTAAAGAATGGAAGAATCTGTTCAACAATTTGAAGACAATCTTCTTGAGTTTTTGAAATAACATAAAGAGAAATATCAAAGTTGTAAGGAACAGGACTAAAC